ATTAAGTTCAGATTGAACATCAACATTTCCAGTCACTATAGCATTCGAAGATATATAAGCATTCCCGGTCACATTAAGTTCTGATTGGACATCAACATTACCGGTGACTATGGCATCCGTCGCGACGTTAAGATTTGTTTGAACATCGACATTACCGGTGACGATAACATTTGAGGAGACATAGGCATTCCCAACGACATTAAGTTCCGATTGAACATCAACATTTCCAGTCACTATAGCATTCGAAGATATATAAGCATTCCCGGTCACATTAAGTTCTGATTGGACATCAACATTACCGGTGACGATGGCATCCGTCGCGACGTTAAGATTTGTTTGAACATCGACATTACCGGTGACCACTACATTTGAAGAGACATAGGCATTTCCAGTCACGTTAAGATCTGTTTGAACATCGGCATTACCGGTGATGACTGCGTCCGATAATATATAGGCATTTCCGGTGACGTTGAGTTCTGACTGAGCGTTCAAGTTCGAGGAGACGAAGGCATTCCCGGTGACATTGAGCTCGGACTCTGCGTTTAGGTTCGAGGAGACGAAGGCATTCCCGGAGACATTGAGCTCGGACTGAGCGTTCAAGTTCGAGGAGACGAAGGCGTTCCCGGTGACATTGAGTTCGGACTGAGCGTTCAAGTTCGAGGAGACGAAGGCGTTCCCAGTGACGTTGAGCTCTGATTGTACATCGGTGTTCCCAGTGACCACGACGTTCGATAACATGTACGCATTCCCCGCGACGACAGCATCTGTGAGAACATTCAGATTTGTTTGGACATCAACATTTCCAGAAACATATGTGTCACCTTCAACGTGGAAATCAGTGGATGGTGTTAACGTATTGATACCCACACGGTCATTCACAGTGTCTACGTGGAATGTGTCTGTATCTACGGTGACATTACCCGATACGTACGCTTCACCCTGAACATGAAAATCTGTGGATGGGGTCAATGTATTAATACCGACCCGATCCGTAGACGCGTCGACAAAGAGTGTATCTGTGTCGACGATAAAGTCTGAGTGTACTTGTGCATTCCCCACAACATCTAGATCTGTTTGGGGATTCAATGTATTGATACCGACACGATCCCTGATGGCATCCACATGGAGTGTATCTGTGTCTACGGTTAAATTTGAATTCACATGTAGGCGACCATGTACACGAGCATCAATGAGTTCCGAGGATGGTGTGATGGTGGAGCTCGTCGCACTACTCGTAGTGTGTGCGATGACAAACTCGTCGACACTTTCGCGATACCCCATGGTGACATTTGTTCCGGTACGATCCATGATTAAACCCATATCGGAGGTGGTGTTTCCCTTTCCAATCTCGATGATGGCATCCTTGATAGTTGTATTTTCGGTGTTGATGGATGTGATGGTACCTCTCACATCGAGATTCCCACCGATGATGACATCATCTTGTATGTATGTGTCTCCCAAAACAGTGAGAACGTTTGCACCCTCTTCATCGACATAAAACTTTGTTCCCACATCGAGGGTGTGTATAGGTGCACCATTCGCAACACCCACATTGGAGAGGGTCGTGACGGATGTTTCCGGGTGATTGAATGAGACGGTATTCGAGGTGACACTACCATTGATGACAGCTCTTTCTAGATCGAGTAGGAGAATGTATTCGGCGGGGACGGTAGAATCAACAATCTCTTTCGTTTCCGTATTGTAAATCAACATCTTGTAGTTTAGATAATCACTACTCTCTCGTTTTCTGATGGGCGTCATGTACACCGCTCCAGGTTGTGTCGCATCAATCTGGACATTACTGGCATTGAATACGATCGTATTTTCACCCTGGTCTTCGGTACAGTTTTTACCAAACCTAATTTTGGTCGAACGTTCGATCGTCGGTGTGTTCTTGACCATTTAATATAATGAGGCATTTTAATTTGCATAGAGGAGACCGGCCATACCATTTTCGATACGGAGAATATTATAGTTGACTGCGTAGATCGGGTCATTGATAGGCATAGTCTCACTCATGATTTTGGCTGATGTGAGGCGACTGAAGTTTAGGGTACCTGTAGGTTGGAGAGAACTTGTCGAGAGACAGAAACAATACAGGAAGAAATCTGGTGACGTCACAAAGTTTGTGTGATAATAATTAGTTACATCGATATAGTGGGGTTTACCCCACCTGTAATTACCAACATCGAGGCCATTAATATTCATTTTTACCTTATTTGTGGGGGAAGTGAGTGCCCCATCTGTCGTCGTATCTGAGGATGCGATATACTTCACGGGATGATTAAACGTGAGATCTTGAATAAGACTTCCCGAAGCGATATTTTTCTGAACTTGTGTGATGAGAAGATCATGTTTTTTTGAGGCGATGTTTCCACGTTCTTCGTTATCGAGATAGAAGTAATTTGCGAAACACTCTACATTGTAGTCGGATGCCGCCGTTGCCCAATGAATACGAATTTCGACATTGTGGTAGTTTAGGGCGACGAGTGGAAGTGCGCACTGCGGTCCTTCACAAAAGAAGAATCTGAGTGGATAAAAATAAGAGCGAGCACTCACACCTGGGTGTGTACCATTCGAACTTTTAGAAACATTTTGAGCGAATGTATCGATGGCGATTTTCTCCGTAAAAATAGCATCTTGTGTGTCTACGAGGGAGCCACCGATATAGAGTTCCACGTGGTCAATAATAGTGTCCCAGCGCTGGATATCGAGGGCTTGGGTGGTGTCGTCTAATGTAAAATACACATAACTGAGAAGATCTCCAGAACGTTCAAATTGAATGCTGGACATCGAATTGTTTTTCACTGCTCCATGGATGGTTTGTTTTTCAATGGACTGTGAAAAATTAGCATGTCGTTTGAATGTTGAACTAAAGAAAGATATTTCGGGATCACCCATGATATATTCATCCTGGGCACCGATAGCGATCAATTGAACAATACCAGCAGACATGGTATACTACTCTAAGGGAAGAAAATTACAAATTGGGTTTTCTACACACGAAACGAAGAATTAAAAAATTATTTTTCACGGGGCTAGATGGTGTAATAGGTACACCATTTTGGTTTCTAATATTTATAGTAAATCGATCAATACTACGGATAGGATTTACATATTGTGCCACAATGGGGTAATTGTCTTTAAAATTGAACGATGTAGTACCTTCACCTATGATACTCGCAAACGAATTTCTCAGCATACTCATCGAACTTTGACCTTCATATACATTTGAAGCTCTATCACTGAAAATTGTATCAAGTTCACTAATGGAAATATAACAGTGTTTCGTATCAACTGTCGTATTAATATTAGTGGCTAATAGTCTAGCCTGAACAACATTTTTTAGTGGGTTTTGGAGATGACATGTGAATGTATTTGCACTGGCCTGTCCAATTGAATCAATAGTTACCGTGTGATACTCATAATTGAGATCTGGAATAGTCTCAGACGGATAAGTTACGAGTGCCATTTATATTAACTTAGATTAAAGATCCACCAATTCCATCCAGGATTTCATACGCAGCAAAATCAGCCACGCGTTTTTGTGCACCACATAGTCCACCAGGGGTGAGACCCTTGCTGTACGCGCTACCTCCCTTGCGACCGGGAGTACATTCAATCTTATTTTCAAGTTCGGATATAGGTTTTTCAGTCACTATATTGATCTTGATAGGTCTGGGCTGGTACATACTGGTATCTCGGACTGCTGACATGATAAAAATAATTAACATGAGCGTACCGATTGATAGGAGAGCGTTACGATTGACCTTGTTAAGGTTGAACATTTATTATAGGTGTAGATTTTTTTAAAGTGCGTTAAAGGTATTTTTTTAGTTTCCATATAGAGAGTAGATGGACGAAGAAATCGTACTCGACAGAGGAACCACAAATGTAATGAAATTAGACGCTGATGAACAGGCTCTCATGGATGAAATCTATATTTCGGTACCACGCCCTAAACCAGTTCCCCGACCAGGTCGGCCCATGCGTCAGTCGGCACCCCAGCAACACCAAGAAGCGATGGATGCTTTCGTGAATCCCAACAAACAATCCGCACCCACTCAGCCCCAACCAGACGAAGAAATTGATTATGGTGAGGATGAGCCCACGTTTTATGATGATGAATCGGTGGGACCAGGTTCCCAGGAAGAACAGCCTTCTAAGGGATACACCTCAATCGACGAGGAGAAGGCGGACCTCATAAATAAACTTGGACGTCTAGAGAAGAAAGGGTTTGCAGTGAACAAGAGACTCAACGCGTATTCAAATGTTGATGAACTTCGATCCGAGGTGAAGCGAATCACCTACAGTATCGATGTGGAACAGTCAGTTCGTTTCTCTCGGAGAATGCTCGTGGCGTGTGTGACCGGTCTAGAGTTTTTGAATAAGCGATACAATCCATTTGAGGTCCAATTGGAGGGTTGGTCTGAGTCTGTCATGGAGAATGTTGATGATTATGACGGGGTCTTCGAGGAACTCTATGTGAAGTACCGCTCCAAGGTCAATGTGGCTCCCGAGGTCAAGTTAATCATGATGTTGGGTGGTTCTGCAATGATGTTTCACCTGACGAACAGTATGTTCAAGTCTGTGATGCCCAACATGAATGACGTGATGAAGCAGAATCCCGACCTCGTCAAAAATATGATGGCGGCGGTACAGAATACAACCAGGGCCCCTGGGGGTCCAGCAACCGATGCACCCATCGGTGGTCAGTATGAGATGCAGGGACCCGGGGTAGATATTTCGAGCCTCATGGGTGGTATCATGATGCCACCCCCACCACCAATGAATACGATGATGAACGAGACTATAGCTGACGATGATCTTTCTGATATCATGTCTATCTCAGGTGATTCCACTGGTGGTGAAGTCAAGGAAGTGAACCTCGATGCAAGTAAGCCCAAGCGTACCAGGCGAAAGAAGAAGACAGAAATTAATCTCTAATTAGTATATAAATGATAGCGTATTGTCCGCTCGAGGATCTGGACCCACCGTCCAGACCAAAGAGGGAGGAGGTACCCATCGTGAGAGATGTCAAGCCTCGGATTGGTCTCGAAGAGACTGAATTAAATTACGTCATCATGGCTTTCATTGCCGGCGTGATGATACTCGCCGTCTCTGATTCCATCAGGGCGTAAATGTATACATTAAGTCTACCATGGGGTCTAAACCCCTGTGGTAAATTTAATTCCCGAATAATATTCCCGCTAATCCATCCTTTATACGTAACACATTGTAGTTAACAGCGTATATATGTATTGGGTCACCAGATCTGGACGCATCAACTGATGCGCCACGTATCATGAGTTTTGCGTTATCAAGGCGACTAAAATTACAGGAACCTGATGGGTGAAATTGTGACGCATTCATACAAAAGTGATACGCGTAGTACCTCGTGTAGACTGGTATATTTCTTGTATTGTCGAATTCAGACGTACCGTATTCCGATTTATAATAATTCTGAATTGTGTGAAAATACATTGGTTTCATATTCTCAAGTAAAGATGTACCATTTAAATGTAGATCTAAACCAGAAAATGTAAAAAAATCGGTACTATACACATCTGTTTTCGATTCAAATCCAAAGAATAAAGATTTCACTGGATGATTAAAGGAACTTATATCAACAGAGTTGTAACCATCACTTGTATTGAGTGGGTACTCTATACGTTGAACCTGTGTGATAACCAAATCCAATTGACGTTTCACGATACTTTCCCTTTCTTCTTTATCGAGGAATACATAGTTTCCGTACACCTCAATCTTCTTTTCATCCTCTGTAAGTTCAAGTATTGGAAATCTTGTCTGATCAAAATTAATTTTTATTTCAACCTGGTGACTCTGAAGCGCGACAAGGGGTAAAAATGCTTTATGATTACAGAAAAAAAACTGAAGTGGTAAAAATCCGGGATTTACAGAGCTCATTTTCGTATTCAACTCTTTCGATTTAGTATATGTATCAGCTAAGTAATTTGGCCATATATCAGAATAATAATCAAAATGCTGTGAGTCCACCTTTTGACCCCCGACGTATAAATCAATTGTCGAATTGATAAACATATTCATCATCTTATTGGAACCCTGAAACCATACCGCATTTATGATATCACCGAGAATGGGTATAGTTATTGTTTCATCTTCATCGTATATCGTTTTGATGAGTTTGGGTGACTGAGAAAAGTTTGTGTGACGGATAAATTTCATTCGGAAGAAGGATTGTCCTTCATCACTTGTCAGGTATATGTCTTGAATACCTTTCGAAACGAGTTGTATTAATGCACCAGACATTTAATAGAAGATCAGATTATAAAAACAGACACTTTCCCTGAGGGAAGTCACTCTTCTTCTCTTCCACCATTTTTCCTTTAATCCTGAAACCACCTTGACGGTACACTTTCATTCGTTTGTAGTACATCGCAGTAAAGATCGACCATGGATCATGTACATCGTAGATGTGGGGCTCATTCTTCTTACCTTTTGTTTCTCTCATGATTCTTCCAATACTTTGTGTGATGTCCGATTTCGGACTCGCTAGAATGACCGTATCCAGTGTCGGAATATCCAGACCCTCGTGAGCCTGACTGAACGTCGCGAAAATGATTTTCTTCTTAGATGATTCCTGGAGGGCAGCCTCTTTCATACCACCCATGTACAAACCGGATGTCTTTGGGAAGCACTGATGAAGAAACTCACAATGTTGTCGACGGTCACTGAGAACCAGTAACTGTCTCGTACCAGACGAAGCTTTCTTGACGAGTTCCACCAACATCTTATTTCTTGATCTGTCCTCAACAATTTGAGTAATCATATTAGGCATAGAGATCTTACCATTTCGCATAGATGGTGGGGGGTTTCTATAATTTGGGGAATCAAACGTAATCTGAAAAACCTCCACCTGTTCCTGATTCTTTCGCTCAACCGCAAAGAATGTGGGGCCCATAAACCAATGAAGTACCTTGGTAAGTCCATCTTTCCTTTCTGGGGTTGCTGAAAGTCCAAATATATGTTTGGGGCACATTCTGAAGAGACTTTGACTGAACACTTTAGCACAAATATGATGTGCCTCATCCACGATAAGTGTGCCAATCGTATCAAAATCTGAGAATGAGTACTCTTTGAGGGAAAGCGACTGAAGCATCGCGATGACAAAATCACATTCAACTTCCTTCTTATTCTGTTGAACAACACCAATCGTAGCACCGGGACAAAACTGCTGAATACGTTCCCGCCACTGATCCGCCAGAAACTGTTTATGGACGACAATCATCGTTCTGTATCCGAGCTTACACGCTATGGCCAAGGATACAGTCGTCTTGCCGTACCCACACGGTAAAGAAAGTACGCCATGCCCCGCTTTAATTGCTGCTGTGAGTGCTTCGTTCTGGTGTGTTGCATCTCTGAGCTGTCCAACGAATTTGGTTTTAATACGAGTGGGTTCAGGTCTCTTGTCCTCTTTGGGTTCCCCAAGTTTAGCAGTTCCGTAGAATCTTGGAACGCACACTCCATTCTTAGCTGCTCTGAAAACTTTGAAAGGTGGTGGAGGGAATCCATAATCCCCATTGACTATAGGTCTTACCGTAAGTTCTTTTTTAATTTCCTGAATTGGACCCTCATTTACCAAGTATCCGGTTCGAGTAAGCATACTTATTTAAAGACGTGAAACTTTAAATGAGTATAAGATGCCTATCGTCGACGTTGAAGAGAACATTAAGAAGATTCGTATGAATATCGAACAGATGACCCAAGAAGTGTTTAGACTTCAGGGTATGCTCCAGACTTTTGAAGGATTCAATAAGGGTGGTCTCAAGACAATTGACCTTCCTAATGACCCTAATCAAGCCACTTCAGAGGAAGAGCTTGAGAGTATCCAAGAGAAGCCCGAATAATTACCAACATTCCACACACCCTTGAAGTCTATGATAACTTCAATTTCATCACCCTTTATAAGAGACTGCACGGGACGTCCTCGGACTTCACACATCACTCTCCTATACCGGAATGGAACTTTTACTGTGAGAACACGACCATCGAGTGGGTCATCTGTATTTTCATTGGCGATAAGATGATTCTTCGAAATGTGCATGCGTTCAATAATGTCTGAACACTTTTGTGGAATAACAAAACGTATATACTTTTTGTTATTAAATTCGTACATGGGTTCGTGTACATTGGCTACGAACTTCATTGGTTCCTGTTACGGTACACGAGAATTAAAACTATAAGTAACATGGTGATAAATGTTATGACTTGTGAAATGACCAGGGGTTGGAGAGGTTCTCTCGTACCGAATTGTTCATGACTTAAGGCTCTCGACACTTCAACAGCTGCCTCAATACTCGAATATGGTGTATTTCTGGGAGACATCATACCACACATCGCAACCTTTGAACACTTCCCAAAGAATGGAAGTTGTCCATGTAAACTGAGTACACCCGACGACTGACTGAACTCCCATTTGTCCCCTTTCCATTCGGCACCCCACCCAATACGAATCATCGTGGGTTCGGGGATTTGAAGTTGTTTGAGGACCTCTGCCTTGAGAGTGTCCGGATCAGTCTTAAGGATTTCTTCAGTTAGATCGCATATGACACATGAAACAGTCTTACCATCCGCGAGAACCACTGGTTGAAGGTTCCACTCAGTGTTAGCCGCAATTTCAAGATCATCTGAAAGATTCATAAAATCATCATAATCTAGAAGAATATTGATAGCACCATAGGTACTCTCCCTCACTTTTTTGTCTGCATCCGATCCCCAATTGTTTCCAAGTACCTTGAGAGCGGGACTGTTATCGAGACATAAGAATAGTATATCCTCAGTGAGTTCCAATCCACCTGAAAATGTAGCTGTAAATGTATCTTCTTCATATTTTATGTCGGTGAGTTCTGTGTTAAATACGAAATTTGCACCAGCATTTATGAGTGCTTGTTCCATCTTATCACACATCACTCTACCCGAGACTGACTGTGTGTGGGGTTTAGACATGGCGACATGATCAAAACTTTTTACGAATTCGTAGGCTGACATCACATCCCAAGTTACACCATCCATGATGAGCGGAAGATGTTCAACAAATGCCCGACCTTTATCTGAGAGGTTTCCCATTGCCTCTTTTAGGGAGATACCCTTGTATTTTCCGGGTTGAGAGAGTACACGTGCCGCGAGGGACATAAGGGCTCCATAATCTGTTACCTGGAGGGACTTAAATAAGAACGAATATACATTCTTATTGACGGGTTCAAATATTTCATTCCAAGAAATACCCATTTCTTTGAAGAGTGATTGTGTATTTACAAACGCACGATCGAATACGATTCGGTGTGCGTGGAGATCTCGGTTTTCACCTTCTGGTTCCCACCACGAACCACCCGCTGATAGTTTCCTGTCATACAATGTGACTTCATGATCACCCGATTTTAATATTTCCCACGCGAGAGACATACCGGTGGGTCCGGCACCAACTATATGAATCTTCATTCTACTTTTATAAGATATATTAAATAAGTCCAGACTTTTTGCGCTCCTCTGGTGTTTTGAGTGCGTATATAACAGACACGAAGATCACAGTCGAGAGGAGAGCGTATTCAATATCTTTAGTCGCACTGAAGGCTATGAGCATGAGAGACATAAACCGAAACACTTTATTGTCGAATAGAACTTTCAGTCTCTCTGGGATCTGAATAGCGTTACCCGAAAAAAGACCCTGATACAAGATGATTAATGAGAAAACAATGGGTTGTGTTTTGATTAACATTTCAGCGGGTCCCGTAACGAATTTGAACGCATTCGCGATTTTAGTCATTTATATAAGTTCAGAAAATAAAAATTTTTATTATGAAGGGACATTTAATTTTAAGCGTTTCAACTTTTCCATAAACTCACGACGTTCTCCAGGTGATTGAATCTCTGTACCATTCGCGATCGCTTCAATCTCTGGCCCCGTGAGTTGTAAGGCATTGACCCTAAAGTCCATGAATGCCTCCATCGTCATTGGGACTAGGGGCTTCACGAGATTGAATATGGCTGTCGCGTACTCTCGAATTTCCTGTTGCGCATGGGCATCCATGCGGAGGTGAAGATAGTGAAGAAGATTATGAAGGTTAATTTTCCAGTAAAATTCCGTATAAGTGGATTGTGGAAGGGTTCCCCGCGCCTGTTCTCGGCAACATCCATTCTCCAAGAGCTCCTCATACACATCAAATGATTGACTCAATTGTTGGGACACTTTGTCGTCAAGATTGTCATTGAGTTTGATAGTACCCTCCGAACCCTGATGATTCACTTCGGACTGACCACGGTATGTATCAGGTTCGTAGTACTCTTTAGGTACTACAGAGTACCGAGCGGATAATTCATTCACACTTGCGGTGCGATGTCGAAGGTGCTGTCGGGCAATGTAGAGGGGCATTTTGATGTGAAATTTGAAGTCGACCATTTCAAAAGGGGTTGTGTGCCAATGGCGTAAGAGGTAACGAATGAGACCACGGTCTCCACGAGAGGTTTTGGTGCCGTCACCATAGGAAACTCTGGCTGACTGGACGATCGATGAGTCCAATTCTTTTTGAGGCATGTGATCCACAAGACGAACGAAACCATGATCAAGGACTTTTTCCATTATACATATGTAACCGGTTTAATCTTTAATAATCACAAGCATCATCCATCGGAACTTCTCCACAGAAATCATACAGATTATTTAACTTTTCTTGTGCATCATCCATGGCATCGATGGCTTCATCCACAAGTTCCAAGAATGTATCCAATTCATCTAGGGCCACACGGTGGGTATTTCTTAGGGGTTTCTTTGAGTGAAAAGCGGATTTGAGACGCTTGTTGCTCTTGATCAGCTGGTCAATGTTCGGCCTCTTCACAGCACACATACGGATAGTGAGACTCATTGTTTATTTTAATTCTTTGATCAATTCACTTAGGTCTCTGTAATACCTTTTCAGGTCTTTCATAAATCTTTTATTATTTTCAATAACTTCGCATTCAACTTTATTCAAATAAATCCAAGCTAAGTTTGATTTGGAATACTTTGTTCTCTTTTGATTTTCATTTGGACGACGAGCTACTAATTTTGTAACTTTCTTCTTTCTGGATTTTGATATGACTTCAGTCCTATTTACGAAGGAAAGTGCCTGCATCACCGTGTCCGCGAGGTCATCCTTTTTCTTAGACTTTATGAAGGTGTCTACCCAATGTGCATTCGTCGGTCCTGTGCGGATAAAGGCTTCACATCTCTCTATGGATGCCTTCTTCCTCTTATTATATTGTACCTTCCCCGGACCAGCGATGTCTGGAATCTTATTCGAGGCGTGGTAAATGATTGTCTCAGCTTTTGGACATTTAATGATGAAGTAGGAATGTAAAAAGTGCATGACTGATACCATTTTCTTATTAAAAGAGGGTTGTTCCTCGATGAGAATGGTCTTAGCTGTGAGAACCCACGGTCTCGCATCTAGGTGATCCCTTAAAGATATGTACACACCATCTGCATGTTGAGGGGGGATACCATCGACATCCCATTCCCGCACGAGGTTACCTGCATCCTCATCGATAAGGCACAGTGCTAAATTCTTTATACCAACATCGATCGACAGAATAGTCATTGGTATAAAGGATGAAAAAGTCTTTAAGTTTGATTTATTTCTTCATCACCATAGACATCACTATTAAGGCGACGACGGCTAACGAAGATACACTTGAAGCACCACTTACTAATTTGGGGTCAAAACCGTCTGGTAGAAGTCTCTCGAGCCATTTAAAAGGATTTAATGGACTATCGGGGTTAAATGGGTTTAGTGGACTATCCTTGAATGGAAGATCCACTTCAGATAGTTCTTTACATTTTGGCTCGCAATATTCTTCACATTTATCATTCGGTTCCACACAATAGGGTTGGCTGGGAACTGGTGTGATCTGATATTCTTCGAGGGATGCTACATTACTGTATAAGAGAGCATCTTTCTCGATACTTCCCTGGTCAAAAGCATCCCAGTTATGTGGGAGGCACCCGGCCATACAATTCTTATATTCCTCCTCGGCGTCCTCAAACTTATCATCAATCCATTTGAGTAGACCGTAACCAGCACCGATCATTGCCCCTAACTTTATAGCGTCCCAAAATTCAGTTGATCCGTATTTCACGGATTTTTTGGTACCACCAGGCATAGTAAGCTCTATCTTTTTATTTTTTAAAGCAGCACTCGCAGGAGCATCGTCTGGAAACATCTTAGCTTTGAGTCCCGCTTCCCCAGCGTCATCAAGTGCTTTTATCATTGATGCCCTACCCCTTGTGTCAAGTCCTTTACCAAGTGCTACCATGATGTCATCATCTACAATACCATCAAGTTGTTTAAAAATAGGTACAAGTCCATCAGCGTCTACCCTTGCGGCCGATCTGAACACGGTTGCATTGCCAAAAAAACTTTTAAATACTTGGTTATCGGGGAAAGCTCTCGAAGCGCTAGATAATGCATAGGAAAATTTTGGAGCCATCACAACTTTACTTCATATTTAGATTTTAATTTGAGAAGAGCTTTGTATACTGGTGTATTTTCCATAATGTATTCATATCCATAGACATCTTGGGAGACGTACTTATCCTCGATCTCATCTGTGATAAATCCAAAGTCACTCCCCTTCAAACCATATGTAGACATTGCGATTTCATTCCATTTCCATGTATAGACATCAAGTCCTGATATGGGTGACTTGAGTTTTGTCTTTTTCACATCCTTTTTGAGCCTTCTATCTGAAAAAAAACTTTCGAGGCAATCACCCACATTACCACCAGAACCACAATCTTCTTTGACATCTTCTACGTAATCTTCGAGTCCTTCGCCAATATCTTCGCCAATATCTTCGAGTCCTTCGCCAATATCTTCGCCAATATCTTCGAGTCCTTCGCCGATATCTTCGCCAATATCTTCGAGTCCTTCGCCGATATCTTCTAGACCATCCACAATCACCGGTACAACATCCTCTTCAAGAAAGTCCCCCGCTGAACTCCAGAAATCGCTATTACTTGGATTCTTCTTGACCTTCCCAAAATTGCAACTGAATTTCATCGAATCTTCAATATCTTTATATTGAACGTTCATACTATCCCCTGGATCACATTTAACCCTGAAATAACCATCTTCTGGGACGAAGAATGAATGTTTTTCACCATGTTTAACCTGATTCTGGAACCCTTGACCATTTGAATAAATCTCACCATCCTCATTCCTGGCAGACCAACCCATGAAATTACCACCCGCGTGTTTAACTTCAAACTCTTTACATGTATCCTCTGGGTCACAATATTTATCTCTCCCCCTCAATTGCGAATCTAATTTAAGACCAAACCCTTCAAAAGTACCCGCTGGGTCTAAACCTGTTAGTATAAGCGCCACAGCTGGACCGTGTTCTTCATTTCTTCTCTGTAATGTTGTTAATATTTGCAACGACATGTTTGCACCCGCTTGATCGGGGTCTGTCATCCACAATTTGGCCTGACGCACATTTTCTTGACCAAAGATAAATTCTACGATTTCCTGATCTCCTGACAAGTTACAATCGTTGTACGGTGTACCATCTTTCCACGTTTTCGTTTTGAAATCGAGACCATACCTTTTGCAATATCTTTCTGTAAAGTCACAAACACCAGATACAGGGTCTAATTTTACATCATAATCAGTTGGATCTATAGCTGATTGATAATTTAAAGCTGTACGTTTCTTTTCACAAAAGGTTGTCAATATTCCAAATGGGTACATGAGTGATACCTTTTGTGGTAACACACGGGTAATTATATTAGGTGCGTTTGAAGTTCCGGGGTTTAGTTTATTAGGGATCAAGTATGTATCGGTATAAGATGCCAACATAGCCGGAGACCATTCTTCATTTGGTCTGTTAGGTGGTACAAATGGATCCAAATACATGAACCATTCTTCACGTTGACTTTTGTTCCATTTTTCCGCGGCTTCTTCACTTATACCTATACCTATCGATTTTTCCGAAGACATGTTTGGAATAAGTACTAGTTCATTTTTACGATTAGTGGGTACGAGTGTTTGTAATGTATTGAATAAGAATGTATCGAGTTCAAGGTGTTTTTCTTCTCTCACTCTCTCATAGAAGATCTTAAACATATCCTGTATTTTCTCATCTTCCTCCTGACTCAATTCTGGTATTTCCGGTACTTCTTCACCATTCTCAATTGCTTCTATTTCATCCACCATTCTCCGGACAAAGTCTACTAACCATTCTGTACCACCAGGGATTTCCGCTAGAATACCCATATTTTCATCTAAAACTTTGGATTGATATTCTGTAATCGCAATTAGAGACTCTTCTTCGAATATATGTAAAAATGGGAATAGAATTGGATATTCTTCACCCTCTATTGCCAATGCTTTAGCAAACTCATATACCAACTTATCACGTAATTCCATATTACCCTCATTATCTAGAAAGGAATTGTAATTATACACATCGGCGTAATCTTGGATAGCTATAAGAATATCCAACATCAATAGAGCGTATCCCACTGGACCAGCGCCCAATTTTATGAGAAGTTTTGTCGCCATCGCAGCCGCTTTAACCGCCATTTTAGCAGCGAGTTTGATAGACGCTCTGGCCACACTTTTTGCAATGATTTTTGAAAATAATAATGAACCTTTACCACCGACCCTAGCTAAAAATGCCGAACCTTTAGCACTTTTTAACAATTTTGGTAAAATTTCTGTCAATATAAGTTCAGGGATCACAGTCAAAAAAGTTTGAGTGGCCATGGTGATAGCCATATCCTTTCTCTCTTCTTTAGCCAGTTCACTGGCGTTACTTTTTAGTTCACAGCAGCCATCTTTCAGGTTGTAAAAAGTTGCATCGCATACACCATTCGTTGGGTACACATAGCATACCAAATTCGAAGATCCAAATAGTTCATTTTTGAGATCTTCTGGGTCTATACCCAAATCTGTAGCGGCATTATACATACTCTCTTTATGTTCATTCAGACTCTTTGCCAATTCTGATAGTTCATCTCGTTTTTTTTTCGTCTTATTTTTATTCCATACTATTAAAAAAATTATAATAGCTATAAATAACAAAAAAAATAGCATCCCGAATAGTAGAAGCAAAGCCATCTTATAGTATTTAAAGAAAAAAAAGTTAAGCAAAACATGTGGTGTTGGTGGTGTTGTCACGAATTCGATACAACACCTTTAAGTATGCCTTTTAAGCACGACGAAAGGCGAAATAAGTTCCATACCGCTGGTAATTTCTGTTCCTGGAGTTGTATGAAATCGTATGCGATAGAAAAGTATGGTCTGAGTAGAGGTGGCCTTATATGTGGTAATATTGTGATGATGCGTAAAAAGATGTATAACCAAATAGGATCTGTAAAACTTGCACCAAATCGATACAATTTGAAAGTGTTTGGTGGGGATATGACGATCGAAGCGTTCCGAGAAAACCATACGATAGATGTGGAATTACCGAAAAAAATAGAGATGGTACCAATAATCGACAACGTCATACCCTTTGTTTCAAACACAAAGAAGATGGATGAAATAAAGAATGCTGCTACAAATAACAATGCGCTAAAACTAAAGCGAGTAAAACCACTAAAAAGAAGTCACAATAACTTGGAATCAGCTTTGGGTCTAATCATTACACCCAAATCCTAGATTCCTTTTCTGTTTAGCTGTTGGTATAGAAGGTGGTACATACTCAGATTTTTTACTGTGTATCCATTGTACACCATCATGTGCTTCCCAGCATATATCTAACCTTTCCATAGCTTTCCTACATAGGACACATGGTAATGATACTGCATCACCGTGTACGGTTTTGCGTTCAATGACCAAATCCCCATGTTTTCTATGTAACCATTCTGTAAATTGATGGGGTTTATACCCCTTTTTAAGACACTCTCGATAGAGACGTCTAATAAGCTGCCTCTCTGCACACATATGATTATTGCTGATGATGGTCGGCCCCTTAGACATGTAACTGGTCACCTGACAATATTTCATGGGTGACAGTTTAAGCACATTTGACCATCGTATACAAAATCACATCTTGTACATTCACTTAGGACTTGGATTTTCCGTTTTGGGGTAAGTCCCTTGGCGAATTTTTCGAGTTCTTTCACTGTATAGATTCCATACCGAATCATAACCTCTAGCGATGGGAATCGCATTCTATTTTATTTATGAGGTAAAACCTTAAGCGAGACAAGGGATACACATTTTCTTAGCCTTGAGCATCACAGCGAAACTATCAATCATTGGGGGTACTAGGGCTTTGAGAACAATTTCAAACTCTGAGTCCTTGTCGCCTTCATCAATTTGTTCAATCAGGTGGAACAGTACTCCGATGACCAACTTCTTCTTCTGTGGACCTGGGAGTTTCTTAAACTTTTGAGACTCCATCATGAGACGACCCAAGATAGGGGGGATATCTTCCTTTGTGAGACCATCATCGATGTACTCAATCTTGAGTTCTTCGACAGTCTTGAGAAGACTTTGTGCGTTAATCTTTCCTGTGAATTTTTGTAATATGAGATCCATTTATTATATTTGTATATAATAAAATGAATGATATCATTTCAAGTGCCGCGATGGGACTCGGTTTCATTCAATTATACGGACAGGTAAAGTCGGTGGATGACATTGATATAAATATGAAAAATACGATTCTTTTAGGTATTTTGACAAGTTGTCTATGGCTCGCATATCAGTATAGAAAATATGGATTCAATGCAACGACACTTTACACGTCATCAGGATTGATAGTACAATTATATATACTGAACAAAATCTTACTTAAGGAGAAAAATCCCAAGTAAATCAGTTATGAGTTCTATCATCTGTGCGCCCATCAAACTTTCTTACTACAAGCGTTACCAGACTAAGTTCAATACTAAGCACGCTGCTCGTAGTGCGATTAAGGTTCGTGCATCTACGGAACCTTCTATTACACCGTACAACCCCAAGACTCGTTTCGCTGAGGTTCTAAATGGTCGAGCGGCTATGCAAGGTGTTCTATGGGGTTCTCTAAACTGGGTGATGACGGGTGAAAATATCATTCAGCAGATTGAGGATCCTATGTACGCCATCGCTGCCTCTGGTGTTGTGACTACATTAGCACTCGCGTCTCTGTTCACGGCTGAAAACTTCAGTGCCGAGAAAATTGGAGCATTCACACCCGATGCTGAGCTCAAGAATGGTAGATTGGCGATGCTTGGGTTTATTGCCTTATTTGGGTTGAGTGCAATGTAACTTAAAAATTCGATCATCTTCACCTTTTCTTCCATCGAAAATGTCCCTGCCCTACGCATCACGTAGGCCAAGAACATGAAGAGTATATATACATTTACCACTATTGGCTTCATACATGTATGTGTATGTCATTTAATTTAATCATATATTGCGTTGTATCTTTCGATGGTTTTAAAAACTTCAATTTAAAGGATAGAGACAATTTTCCTTTAAATGCTTGTTAATATTTCAAAGGGAGAACTCATCGATAAGATTACGATCCTCGAGATTAAGAATGAAAAGATTACCGATGAGGATAAATTAAGAAATGTACGTCATGAATTGGAAACGATTGGGAAATTGGAATTTCCTACACCTCTAAAGGAAAGACTTATGGATGTTAACCGCGAATTATGGGACGTAGAAGATGATCTCAGGGCTCTAGAAAAGCTTGGAAAGTTTGATGAGGAGTTTATAGAAAAGGCGAGGAGTGTCTATAAAATTAATGATGAACGTTCTAGATTGAAGAAGTCTATTAACATAGATGAAGGTTCTGAACTTATAGAAGAAAAGAGCTATAAATAAAGTAATGATTACTATATTACATCATCTTGGTTTGGGTGACGCTATCATGCTCAATGGTATGGTGAGACATTTTGCAGAAATGGAAGATGTTTGTATTTTTGTACAAAAACAGCATATAGTATCTGTAGAATTCATGTATCGGGATATTAAAGACCGCATCAAAATTAAGACTATAAATACAACTAATGCCAGAGAAATGTGGTCACAGGTAGAAGGTAAAGTCTTGCCATTGGCGACCTATAGATTACCTGATAATGTATGGAAATATATAATGGAAGGCCCCCCTACTGAGATGGTAAACTGGGCGCATAGTGTATATATTCAAGCTGGTATTCCACCTAAATATATGTACTCCAAGTTTAAGGTTGTTAGAGATAAATCCACTGAGATCAAATGTGAATATGATGAATACATATTCATTCATGATGATAATTCGAGGGGTTTGAAAATAAACAATGAACATCCAAATATCTTTAGGGTTACACCTGAATTATTGGAAAAAAATTCAAATATTTTTGAGTATTTGACTGTCATAGAAAATGCGAAAGAGGTACATTGTATGGACAGTTGTTACGCATGGGTGATAAACATGATGGAAATTGGTAACACATCTAAGAATTTTTTACATCTTGATGTGAAACGAAATTATAATACAAACATGGTTAGGACTGTATTTGGGGATGATCTGTGGACGCATGTATGAAAACACACAAGTCGTGATTTTTTACGATGGGTGTCGTATATCCCAAACTTTTTATAAATTGTGTGTACTGATGGTATTGACCCCCTTCAGTACATAAAGTTATTTTCCTAATAGATCTTTAATAATTCGAATAGTTTCTTCTTCATCAACTTCCCACCATTTTCCATAGAACACTTTGTGTAAGAATGGGGGAACATCTGTGAGATCAATGGGAACTTCCTTAGATGGTAAAGGTATGATATGAACATCCAAATCACTAAACACGCCTCCATCATGACTGATCACAGGCTTTCCAAAGTAAGATCCTTCTAGGTGTAATAAACCAACACCTTCACCACGGGTGCATGTTATACAGTAGTCACATAGATTGAAAAGAGTTGCTAATTTTTCATTTGAAATACGATCAGTTATAATCTTAATATTTTGACTTTGTGTCAATCCATCGTCCCTATTCGTTTTTACAATGAGAGTATGTTCGGTGTCTTTACATGCTTGTGCAAAGACTTTCGTGAGAGTGGTTACATTCTTTCGAACATCATTGGTCCCATTGTATAAGAATACAATACGATTTGGGTCTCGTTTCTTCTGAATCACTTTAGGTTTAGAACGAATGAGTTCAGATGACCAGTAATTCAATGATTCGCATGGGATACCGTGGCGTTCTAGAATTTCTTTGAGATAGTCGAATGGAACGATTACTTTATCGAAATATTTCATACGCTCAATAATATAAGGGTGTACATCATCAGTCTCGAACATTGTAAATAATTGAACCTTATCATATTTTTGGCGGGCATTCTCAACAAAGGTTTCCCAGTGATCGTATGTCTCTATAAGTTCCGATAGAGTCGTTGTACCTATCTCATCATCATGTGTTATTCCCACATCTTTTCCAAGAAAGAAACGACCATGAATCTTACCGAACATGTTTAAAGATAATTGGAATTATATCTTTAAACATGCGCTTGACGTATGCTATCTGTGTATGTACAGAGGCCCGTGAACTAAATGATCTTCTTTATTTTTTAAATCGAGTCAAAGACCTTGAAGATGAAATTAATATTTTAGTCGATTCGAAGAAAGTGACTGATGAAGTTCGAAGTGTTTTAGAATCATATGATGATATTGTCGTATCTGAACGGGAATTTTGTGGTAACTTTTCAGACCATCGCAATTATCATGCTTCTCTATGCAAAGGTGAATATATTTTTGTAATTGATGCGGATGAAATTCCACAAGAAAGTCTGATCAAAAATATAAAAACTATTATTCAAAACTCTGGGAGTGATCTTATATACGTACCCCGAATCAATATTTGTCCGGGATATACTAAGGAATGGTTAGATAAACATAAATTCAATACAAATGAATGTGGATGGATAAATTGGCCAGACAATCAGGGACGGGTATATAAGAATAACGGTAAACTGAAATGGAGTAAAGGTTTACATGAAACAATTTCGGGTTCTGAAAAAACAATTGGAATTCAGAATGATCCCAATTTTGCATTATGGCATATTAAGAGTGTACAAAAACAAGAGTTACAGGATACATTTTATAAGACACTCTAATGTAAATATAACTTCTTCATCTGTCATGTATAGAAACATCGGCAAACTAACACATGATTTACAAAATAATCTCGCATTTTCACAATTGATGTAAAACTTTAAATGTATAAAGACTATATATGTTGATCTTCTAGTATGCCCCATTTAAATGATCAAGCACTACAAGATATGAACAAAGAAAGTTATTTTGATCTCGTGATAGAGTCTACACCTGAACCTTTACAAACGCTTACTGAATGGGCTACACGATCTAAATTGGGAATGTTATTCATAGAGTTCCGTCCGATGGATACCATAAAGTATAACTTATGGAACATTGCGAATGTGTATGGTGGTGGAGATACAGCATTAACAATCGTTCATAGTGGTGAGAACAAGGAATTAATCATGGAGACAACTAAGGATTGGAAAAATGTGAAATATATCCAAGCATTTGAAAACAATAGAGATGTTAATGTATATAGTAAACTATTAACGAGTTATGAATTTTGGAATACCTTTTCCGAATTTGAATATATTCTCATAAATCAATGGGATTCGTATATATTCAAGAAAATTCCGGAAGAGTTTTTTGAATACGATTTCGTTGGTGCACCAACTGGTCACTACTATATTCAACATGATGGACGTATCATTAATATATGTTCTTCTATGTGTAAATGTGATAGATGTGTTGCTGGTGATCACCCATACAGAGAGAATAATTTTATTAAACATCCAAACAAAATATTTATGTTCAATGGTGGATTCTCTTTGAGAAATGTTTCCACCATGAAAGATATGTGTAGAGCTAAACCATGGAGTGGTGAAGCTGAGGATTTATATTTCATGATTTCTACTATATCCAGGCCTACACGTGATGTAGGACGTTCATTCAGTGTTCAAGACTTTAGGTGTGAAGGTATTCCAGTTGGATGTCATCAAATATGGTTAAGTCAAGATGAGGAATATATACGAAATCTATTTAAAAAGATGAAGTGATAATTGTTATATAAGTAATGAAAATATACTATCGTATTAGTGATAAAGGTAGACGTAATGATAAACCAGATTTTATCAATATAGAAAATTGTCTACGTAATTTTTGTAATCATTTCGACCCGAAAGATATTACTATAATAGCTGATAATTGTGAGGATAATACTATATACATGATTAAAAAATATATCAATGTGGATAATATAATAAGAACGTCGTTGGGTAATTCTGGTGCATTTTTATTTGCAGCTAAACAGGCGATAAAGGATAATACCGATAATACTATAGTTTATCTTGTAGAAGATGATTATTTACACCTCAAGGATAGTCAACAGTTAATAAACGAGGGATTTGTATATGGTGACTACGTATCGTTGTATGATCACCCAGATAAATATTTGGAAGGTGGAAAACCGAATCCATATGTATTTGGGGGTGGAGAAGAAACAAAAGTGCTTTTAACTAAGAGTACACATTGGAAATATACAAACTCTACGACGATGACATTTGCTACACATACTAAAACACTTGGTAAAGATATCGAAGTACTGACTCGTTATTGTCAGAATAACATCCCAGATGATTTCGGAATGTTCTGTGACCTTATTAAATTGGGTCGTAAATTAGTTACATCTATACCTGGAAGATCAACACATGGTCAATTGCCATGGTTATGTCCATTAGTGGAATGGGAAAAACAATAAAAAATTCTAAGTGTTTAGGATACCCAAAACTTCCTTAACAGCTGGGTGACGAACGATATCCTCATCTTCCATTTCTACGTGTATGATATAATCGAGGTCTTGACATTGCATCTTATATATGAGATCCATGAGACCGTTATTTGGACCGAGATCGGATTGATCGATGTCACCGGTCACGATAAGCTTTGTGCCTTCACCCACCCGTGTGAGAAGCATCTTCATTTGATTTGGTGTCGCATTCTGCATCTCATCGGCGATGATGAGTGTATCACTAAACGTTCTACCTCTCATATACCCTAGGGGTTCTATCTTTACGAACCTCTCAATTTGATTATATGAAAAGTATTGCTCAAAAATATCAAACATCGGTTTTGTCCATGGTTCCATCTTCTGATCCATGTCCCCGGGGAGGTATCCCATATCCTCATCAGCGGCTACAATCGGGCGAGTGAGTACAATTTTTGGGCGTTGAAATTTGTGTACATGGTCTAGTGCAACCTGACACGCCAACATCGTCTTCCCCGTACCTGCTGGTCCAGTCCCTATCACAATGGGTTTTTGTGACCTAAGTGCGAGCATATATTTACATTGACCGGGTGTTTTTGGAAAGTTCATATATATTAATTAAAGATTTTTTTCCTTATATACTTTATATGGAGTATCACTTTGTAAAATTAACTGTAAATGGGACGTACCTAAGCCTCGTGGATCCAATGCACAAACCCAGGTTAATCTGTTTCAAGGAAAGGGAGACTGCTGGTAAATGCGTAGAATATGTATCATCATTTAGATCTAGACACGGGGTTTGGCCGTCATTTGACATGTCTAGTAGAAAGAAAAAAATAGAAAGCTCTGGTATAAAATTACGGACCCCTGAACAAGTGATGCGTTATTTAGAAATAGATACTTATGATTTGGAGACAGTTGATCAAATTGCGGCTCGGACAAATACATCGTTTTATTGTGTATTGAGATTTGATAGTGTTATAGATGATAACATAGAATCACTTGACATGTCGGGACAAGAGATGGATGCAGTAGTTGATGAAGCTGCGTACAGGGATCTATTGGAGTATAAATTGAAATGTGAATAATTTAAGCACTGGACATTTCGGGCCCACTCACCAGAAGATCTATGGCCTCATTCGCAGCCGCAGCCGCTCTCTCCTCTCTTAATGTCTGGAAGATCTCACCGAGAGTCTTCTGAGAAGTGATATTGAATTTAATTGTTGGTTTGGGGAGGTCGTTAGAGTAATAGTAGAAGATGATGAACATGACCATTTGACCAACTGCCATTTTCATTTTACCATCAATAGCCCCTTCACCTATCGCGGTATTACCTGGAATTATTTCAAGAGTTTCCATTTCACCACCCTCTCCCGTCGGTTGACTTATGGTTAATTTTCCGGTAGTTGTATCAAAAGTAAACATCTTTTGCATAAGTTCTTTAAGATTTTGAGACTCACCGTCACCGTTCACAGTTCTGGTTACATTGAAGTCTATCGCCCCTGAATATGTATCATCAATAAATTTTTGAATGAAATCATCACCCTGTGCATTTGTAATACCGATCAATCTACGGTTCTTATCAAACTTCTCTTCGTAGATACAGTTTTGTGTTCCATCCGCGCATAGGTTCGTTTTCGCGTCCCATGAAGTCTCAAAACCCCCCATATCCGTAATACTACCACCCACTGGGTCTAATACGTAATTCATTTCTGTTGATGGATTAATATCACTACACCAACTTGGGTCAGTATCTTCCGCACGACATATGTTCTGCTTGGGCATATCAATATAGGTTTCGGTTCCTGAAGTCTGGGTCTCAAATGTGGAACCCTCATCTGTGATAACGATGACATCGCCCGATGATGAGGGTCCCGGTGGAGGTTCTTCTTTGGATCGAATTACAAAGTAATATACGAGAGGAGCAACTATGCAAATTACTATTAGAAAGGCGATCGCGTATCTATCCATTTTTAATATACAATGAGAATTTAACTTAAAAGTAAACTAACATGTAACAGTAATGTGTGGTATCATAGCCCTATTCGGTGAAGAAGTTGACGTCTCTTCATACCTCCTTTCTCACCGAGGCCCAGATGCGTATCAAACGAAAACGATAGGTAAATGTCGAATGGATTTTTATCGTCTTGCTATAAATGATCTAACCCCTGCTGGTATGCAGCCGTTTACAGATGGTAATGAGATGTTAATTTGTAATGGTGAAATTTACAATCATCGTGAATTTCGTGTCGGAATTGAGAAAAGTAATAGTGATTGTGAGGTACTTTTACCACTGCTCAAATCTTATGGGATGACGAAGACACTCGAACTCATCAATGGGGATTTCGCGTTCGTGTGGACAAATGGAAAGCGTGTGATGGCTGCTCGCGACCGCGTGGGTGTTCGCCCACTCTTCTATACGCGATACGCACCCAACTCTATCGCGTTTGCGAGTGAAGTTAAGGCACTTCTATTCTTAAGGTCTGAGATTCACATCTTCCCTCCAGGTCATCTATATGATTCGTATATTAACGATTTTGTGTGTTACCATACCGGTTACTGGCGTGTGAACAAATATATCAAGACTGGATTTCATCGACAGTTACGTGAAACGTTTGAACATGCCGTACACGATCGCATCGATAATACTGAGCGTGATATAGGGTTCTTATTATCCGGAGGACTTGATAGTAGTCTTATAGCTTCTATCGCCTCGAAAAAGATGGGGAAGATTAAGACCTTCTCTGTAGGTCTAAACGGAAGCCCTGATTTAATAGCGGCATGTAAAGTTGCAAAGTATTTGGGTACTGAACATACAGAGGTGACGTTCACACCTGAAGAGGGTATCGCTCACCTGAACGATGTGGTCCACTGTCTTGAATCGTACGACACTACGACTGTGCGCGCGAGTACACCGATGTGGATTCTTTGTAAGTATATCAAGCAGCACACACAATGCCGTTATATCTTTTCAGGTGAGGGAAGTGACGAAATTTTAGGTGGTTATCTCTATTTTAAAAACGCACCGAATGTGGATGAATTTGCGTGTGAAAATATGCGACGCCTGAGACTTATTCACCAATTCGATGGGTTGAGGGCGGATAGATGCGCTGGTGCACACGGGCTAGACCTGATTGTCCCGTTTCTTGATAAGAATTTTATCGAGTTCTGTATGACGATTAATCAAAACGAAAAGATGGTCGGTATGGAGAAGCGAATTCTCCGTGAGGCATTTAACGGATATCTACCAGATGACATTCTATGGCGACAAAAGGATGGGATGAGTGATGCAGTTGGCACGAATTGGGTAGATGAGATTAAAAGGTATGCTGAGAATAATGTGGATGATCTATTATTTAAGGAAACGAGGTTGAAAGCCCGTGGTCATAACGTATCACTGACTAAGGAAGAAGCTTTGTACAGAAACATGTTTTGGAAGATGTACGGGCAGTCCAATGATCATCTCATATCAGAAATATGGCGTCCCCGATGGACAAATATAACAGACCCAAGTGCACGTCTACTTATAGAAAAGAAACCAATGTAATATATAATGGCACATTTTGTCACCCGCTTCGAATGTAAAAATGAGGAACATGTAATGTGGTTGAAGAAGGTTGGTAATGTCACTGGAAAGTCTATGAATGGGGGTAAGGTTGACCTCATTGGTGCTGTTCATGACAATCCTTTACCAGGAAATCCAACTACCGAAAATCCAACCGACTGGGCATATGTACATTTTCAGTTGTGTATGAAGTATGCGAATGCAGTTCTAAACGGGGAGGCGTTTATTCCTATCGCTAAATGATTCGTACTCACTGACTGTAAAGTCTTGGGGTTCTGAATTTTTGTCCATCCGTACGAGAAGAATTTTCCCATTTACATCTTCATTGGTGAATGGGTATGGTAATTCATTCTCGTTTTTCGTTGTTGCATTTTCCGCCTTCATGATGACCACATCAATATCAGGCCATTGTCCTATAAATGTTTGGGGTCCTCCTAATAATAAAAAAATTTGGTTCTTTACTGGAGATATATCTAGGTAGATCTCTTCGATACACCCTTTTGTCTCGTGTATGAGAATTACTTTGTTCATCCTTGTGATGACGCCATAAAAAAATATTGGCAACTATAAATGAAAAACCAATACCTATTGACCGTAGCCGTGGTGGTTGTCGTGCTGTGGATGCTGAAACGATCAACTGAAGCATATAACACTGGGTACAAATATGGTTCTGTCGACACTAACCCCACGCGTCGTGTATCGGATGCGTTTGATTCGCCTATTCGTCACGACGTATATGAGGGGCTGCCTCTGCCCTAAGTGAGTTAAAAATAAGAAAATAGTAAGTAGTAAGATGAATGATAACCCGTTACGAGAGTTCGTACTCGAGCGTTTATCCACACTTCTCGAGATTCCAAGTGATGATACAATCTGTGTCAATCTCGAGACGCGTATTTTAAACCATTCCATGGCGAGGGCTTTACAGACCTCGCAAGTTCCAGCTTGGGACAATCATAAATATACAAATATTTATAAACATAAGTTCTTGGCTATTCAGAAGTGTATAAAAGAAAATCCCACAATCAAAAATAAGCTAGTCAATAAGACTATGAAGACTGAGGATTTTTTTAATATGAGACCTGAGCAGATGTTACCAGATGGACCTTATGCTAAACAATTAGATGAGAAGATACACAAAGATATGCGGAAAGAATACTTGAAACGCGAGATACAACAACAAGATGGTTTCTTCAAGTGTGGTCGATGTAGATCCATGAAGACTACATATTTCCAGATGCAGACCAGGTCTGCTGATGAACCGATGACTGTATTTGTGAGCTGTCTCAATTGTGGGACAAATTGGAAATGTTGAGGAAATGTTCCGATGCGGTCAAATCAGTTGGCATATCACCAATTGAGAGTACAAAATGATAGGGTAAACGTATTTTCATATCATGTTTAGTTTCTGGACTCGTGAACCCCAAATAATCGTATCCAATTTTATACTCTTTAAGTTGTCGAATTGTCCATTGTATCGTGGGTTCAATACCAGGTCTCGCTGTGATGATAACAATTTTATACCCTAATTTGTGAGCTGTAGTGAGGAGTTCGACGATGGGAGCGTTTGAGCGTCCACTCGTAAAAATGAGGGTATCATCAATGTCAAACATCACCGCATCACGGGGACCCATATCTCGTTTAGTGATGTAGTGTATGCCCCAGTTTTTTAGATTATCCATTAATATTATTAAAGATTTAAATTTTATTTAAATAAGTTATGATCGTTGATATTGAATGTGAAGATGGTACAACACAGATTGCCCGCACAGTTCTCGAAAACCGAGATAATTATATCGTACAGTTCTTGGAAAGAAATAAACAAAACTTTTTCAATTTCGTGGATGGAACCGAGGAAGTACCAAAAATGTCCGTATCCGGATTTTACGATGTTCAAGACCTCGAAGATACCAATCTTTTCACCCGACACCAACAAGGATATGATCTCATAGATGACAGTGACGATGAAACGTTCGAGTGTTCTGATACCGATGAGGAAGATAGTGAAGATGAATCACTCGTTGATGAAGATGAAACCTAAGTAAATAAATATGTTATATAAAACATAATGGATGACTATAAAAAACGCGTGACTAAAAACGATAAAAAAAATCAAAGAAAAGTATATTCACAGAAGCACGTGCGAAACCAACTTAAACAAAAGGAGAACAATATAGCAAAGAAGAACGATGGCCCCGTACACGCCCCCGAATGCCCACTACTCCCAATTGGACGTCTCCATGTACGACGAAGATAGAATTTTTGCATTTATTGGTAAGACGGGTAAGAAGTTCTATTGGCTCACCCAAAAATTGGGACTTGATTATCTATGGTATGACAAGGAGCGCAAAATTATCGAAATTTGGGGTCCGTATTATACACACCTGAATGCACAATCTGCTCATATTATCAAATGTGAATTGGATTTTTTTATGCAACCTAAGTTAGAGGATACTCTCACTAAAAAACAAGATGAGTATGTACACACGACCACCACGGCGTGTTAGATGCCCACCACCACGTGCTGGGGATAAACCTAGACAAGGATCATTTTTATACGATATTATCATTCCAAAAAATACTATACAATTTAAATTTCATAAAGAACCTGTATACAAAGAAGAATCATATCTAAGAGCTCTTGAGGAAAATAACAAGAGATTGGGTATTCCTTATATCAATCCCAATTTACCCAAGGCGACTCCTTATCGAGAACCTATACGTACGAAAGAACCCGAAATTTTACATGGTGACCGCATTCAAGTTAATCTTCGGGTACTCAAAAATGGTACAATCCGTATAAAAGTTAATTGTGCGATTGCTACAATGTATAGTAAGTATTATCGCAATGGAATTCAACCACCAATTAAAATTATACTTCAGGCGTATAAATCACACGGGTTTAGTGAATATTTTCTCGAACGCATTAAAAAAAGGTACGATAGGAAAGTAACATACGCTATAAAGGTTCCGGGTATATTACAGAAGATATTTGATAAGGAACCTGTCAAGAAGATTAAGAAAAAGAAAGAAGAGGTGGAACCCGAAGTAGAACCCGAAGTAGAACCCGACGAAATTCCAGATGAAGGTGGTGAACTTGACGTGGAACCAGAAGAAGATACCGAAGAAGTAGTGGAAGAAGAATATGTTTCAGATCCTGAAACCTAAGTATATATCATTTTATAATAACATATCTTAATATGTTTGTGACCAACGTTGTCCTCGCCAATCAAATTCTCGATCGTAGCTTCTTCTACAACCTAAAAGAAGCAACGCGTCACGCTAACGAACAAACCAAGGAGAAAATCTGGAAGTTACCCA